CATTGACGCGGGCTGATGCCAAAACGGAGAGTGACCACTGGAAGGCTCGAGCTGCGGCAGAAAATCAAGCGGCAAAGCACCGGGAGTATTCTGAGATCCTCATGGCTACCAGGCTGGGCAGCGAGTGGCGCAAGCGTGGGATGATGCCTGCCGCAGGAAACCAGAAGTCTTTGCTGGGCCAGAAGACTGCTAGCGTCCTTGCGGCAATCATGCCCACGGCCAATGATTCTGATCTCGACTCATTTCGTCGAACCATCACAGACTACGATGTGCGTCTTGCCTATGAGAAAAATGCTGCTGCAACTATCGAAGCGCTTCAAACAATCTTGGCTGATCGCCCGGACAAGGCTAAGTTTGCTTCAGTGATGTCCTCTGTCCTGCGCCCTACGGTTGCGCAGATCGTTCGTATTGACGATGGGTACAGCGTCAAGACTGCGAGTCATTTGTTGTGGGACCCGCAGACACGTCACCTGAGTCGCGGCGAAGCCATTCAAGAGTTCGGTTCTAAGATCGTTCTCGCTGCTGATATGTCCGGCGCTACGACAATCGCTGATGGGGCAGATGCCTCAGTGCCCCCCGAGGCTGACGTGGACACGGAGAAGCTGGCACCTATTGATGTCAGTGGCATGTACAAGGTTCGGTCCTTGGACGGCGTTGAGATGGTGGGCTGTGTTGTCCACGGTCTCTTGGACGTCAACGGGTCGGCGTTGCCGCTCAGTCTGTTTACCAACGGCTCTGTGGCAGCACTCCAGGAAGACATCCTGGGCGAGGCGGTCGAAGGAAAGCCCGTCCTGCCCACAGCAACGGAGCCAAGTGGCTACGGTATGTTCCACGCGATGTTGGCCGGTGGTCTTGTTGGAACTATCCCAATGGACGTCCACAGTTCATGGTCAGAGCAGGGGAAGGGCAAGAAGTACCAGGCTGTTACTTTCGACGGTCGTCAGATCCAGGTAGCCATCCAGCCCAACATCGTCACCGTGGTAAGCCCCGACGAGCAGACAATGCTGATCCCACACGGCTGGCAGTGGACGCCCCTGGGCCCTTCTGGTGAGGCAGCCTTGGTGGGCTCGTCAGACATCCAGGAGAAGACCGCGAATGCGCAGCGCCGGCTGGCATCGGTGGATGTAGTCTCGGGTGGTGGCACATTCTCGTTCCGTGGCCCTGTTGTGGAGAAGCTGGCCAGTGACCAGCGCGAGTTCCTAGATCTCGATGGGGCCATGTTCCTGATGGCCGGTCTGGGCGTCGAGCAGCAGTACGGCATGCGCAAACTGGGTCAGTCCTTCAACGGCAGAGAGCCGGTGCAGGTACGCATTGGCCGCGTCATCACTACGTCGGACGAGCAGGTCAAGCAGGCACAAGCGCGAGCAGCACACGCCTACAGTGTGTTCCCAAGCCTCAAGCGGCAGCTCTTCAAGGAGGCAGCGGTGGTCACAGACCCCGAGGCTGTTGATGCCGTCCTGTCCATCGGCTTCATCAACCCTGAGAACCTGACAGCATTCATCAGCTACATGCCGGCGCTTGAGGCTGCCTCAGAGAAGTTGGCTGAGATCCTCATGGCTACCAGGCTGGGTCTTGATAGCATCCCCATGGGAGCAATCGAGAAGAGCATGCGCGCCCTGGAAGAAGTTCTTGAGGGCCTGAAGGCTCTGGCCTTCGAAGAGCCACAAAAGTACTAGAGCTTGACGTTTGACGTAATATCCGCCAGGTTCGCGGGGTGATCCGAAGGTCCCCTTGTGAGTACTACCTAAAGTATCTTCTGACACACCCGGACGGGTACTCAGAAGAAACAATACGGCGCCTCATAAAAGTTCAGCAACTGGACTTTCTGGGGATGCCCTACCTGCTCAGGCTGCGCGACTCTGTCGTAGTGCCAGACCCCTTCTACCCAGAGGACGAACGGCATCGACCATCTAATAAGTTTCTGCGTAAGGAGAAGCTAGAAAGTATCTACCGGCCCGATGACGACATGGTCTCCGCCAATACCGTCCTGGAGAAACCCAGGATCAAAGAGGCAGTAGAGGCGATGGTTATCACTGGGTCCAATCCCCAGTGGGTCTCCTTGATGCTCAAGCAGCGTTTCGGCGTAGTCTTTACGGAGAAGGCCATAGAGCTGTACTGCCACTACTACTTCAAATCGGACATCGTAGACTCCACAGAGCTTAGGGCTCTTATGCTCATGCGCGGGGTATCTGACGCTACCACTGACCCTGATGAGCAGCGGCAGGCTGAAGCGTACTTCCAGGCGAACAAAGCCGACCCCAGACACCTTTCAGCGCAGATGTCTGTTACGCCGTTGGCCAACATCATGACCACGATGCGCATGGGCATCCTGCCGACTAATCTCGAACTACAGCGGGTAGTCACCGCAGCCCAGGCTGTGGCCTCGATTGGGTCCCTCGAAGCCTCGATGCGCGGCCTGCCTGAACGAGCACGAGACTTCGCATTGACGGCTAAGATGATGACTGAGATAGCCGAGCAGGTCGGAACTGCAGACGATGATCTCCAGCAGGGCCTGGGCAGGCTAATGATGGCCAACGATGAAACTAAGGTCCCTTACATCGACGATCTATCAAGAGGCAACCACACACTGGACGTCATGCCGCTAGGGCAGGTCGAAGTCCATAGTCTGCCGGAAGTGCCACAGGCAGAAGACGAACAACAACAACTATTTGACCCGCACGACATGGAGGAAAATCCCGATGAGTGATCGAACAATCAGTCTTGGTGACGTTGATAATGCTACTGCTGAAAGCATGCTGCGCTCGCAGCCGGATGCCTTTGGCAACATTGCCGAGTCTGTGCCCAAGTTCACCAAGGTAGACGACTTCACTACCTTTGCTGCGGAGTACTGCCGCATCGACGACAACATCGTGATTCACTTCTTTCACCCGGAAGACATGGAGTACACAGAGCGATACTGGCTAGATGTATTCCCCGGCGTGCTTGATAGCGTTGCCCGCGAGTACTTCAACGCAGACACTCCACGGCTAGTTGCCAAGTACACCGAGGAGCTTCGGTCCTGGTGGTTCCGCGCCAATAGCTATGATCATGTTATCGACGTGGATTACTTTGTGCGTCGGTTTTTTGAGAAGATGGATCAGGCTTTGGAGCCGTCTGCTCCTGCCACCAAAACTCAATAGCAAATTTGCTGTGCCTAACCTTGGTAACTCGTTGATCTGCCTCTGCGGCAAATGCCTTGATGTATCGCGTCACGGGCGCCTTGGCCTCGCTAGGTAATGCGTGCCAGAGCTTTATGAAGGCGTGTTGCCCGTCGTCGTCCGGTGTTACATGCGCGGGGTAGTCACTAGCAATGTGATTGCCTGCGCGCATCAAAGAATCACGGAGTTCGTCAATCCACATGGCTGCTGAGTTAGTTCGACCAGGGGAAGAAGGCGAGGATGAGTGGGAGCGGCCCTTATCTGACGAGGAGCTTCAGGCTGCCGAGGTGGGCAAGGTATTCTGGAACCCAGAAGAAGAGTATGCCGAAAATCCTTTCGTAGTACAGAAGGCGCTGCATCGTCTACCGGCGAAGGCAAGAGTACGGCCTTCGAAGTTTGCTGAGTACGGCTTCTACTACCCATCAGATGACCTAAGCTACAAGCCCTTCACCTTCGAGGGGCGCCGGCACATGAAGCGTATCTACGATACGTCGGCAAAGCGTTTGCTGTTGATATGTGGACGTCAGGTTGAGAAGTCGACACTGATTGGGAACATTGCGCTGACGTATATGTGCATGGTGCCTGGGTATCGCGTGCTCTACGTCTCGCCTTCAGCGACGCAGACCAAGACCTTCAGCGCGGACAGAATCAGGGAGCCGCTGGAGACCAGCCCTGTATTGAAACGCTTCACCACTCGGATGCTCTCGAGCAACATCCTTGAGAAGCAGTTCGTCAATCGATCTAGAATCACGCTGCGTTATGCGTACTTGAACGCTGACCGTACACGCGGAATCCCGGCATGGCAGCTATCGCTTGATGAGCTTCAGGATATCTTGGCGGAGAACATACCCGTCATTGAGCAGTGTTTAGCGCACGCCCCTGAGAGGTGGAAACGCTTCATCTACTCAGGGACGCCCAAGAGCCTAGACAATACGATCGAGTACTACAGAGATCGCTTCTCTACACAGGGCGAATGGGTAGTGCCTTGCGACGGCTGTGGCTCTAACGCCAAGGGTGCCGGCGGTCGGTATTGGAACGTGCTTGGGGAGAAAAATATTGGCCGTAAGAGCTTGATCTGCGACCGCTGCGGCAAAGAAATAACCCCTATGCACCCGGATGCCCAGTGGGCCCGGATGGTAAAAGAGGCTGCGTTTGAAAGCTTCCATATTCCGCAGTTGATGGTTCCGTGGAAGCCCTATAACGAAATCCTTCTCGACTATGAGCGCTACCCTCGGGACAAGTTCTACAACGAGGTCTTAGGCATATCTTTTGATGGTGGCTTACGACCGCTGACAACGGGGCAGGTACAGGCAAACTGCAACCCCGATTTGCACATGGTGGACTACGAGAACTACAGACAGCTTTCGTACTCGCAGCCGTTCTTCATGGGGCTCGATTGGGGGACCGGCGAAAACTCATATACAGTTTTGACGCTGGCTACGTACATCAACATGCGCTTCAGGGTTATCTTTGCGCACCGCTTCACAGGTCAGGATACCTCTCCAGAGATCCAGCTAGAAAAGATCATGGAGATAATCAACTACTTCAACGTAGCCGTTGTAGGGACTGATTACGGCGGAGGCTTTGACCGTAACGACTGGCTCATTCGGCGGCTGGGTAATCGCCGTGTCTGGAAGTACCAGTACATCTCCAGGCCAAAAAGAAAGCTCGAGTGGGACACGAAGCTCGGCAGGTTCAAGGTGCACCGCACTGAGATCATGAGCGACATCCTCAACGCCATCAAGCGCACGAGTAACAAGGTCTTTGAGTTCCCTCGCTGGGAGGACTTCAAAGATCCTTTCGCCCAGGACATGCTGAACATCTACAGCGAGTATAACGAGACGCTAAAGTTGATTCAGTACCAGCACTCTGTAGACAAGCCGGACGACACATTCCACTCGTTGCTCTATTGCTTCTTAGCCTCGATGCTTGTGAAGCCACGACCTGATGTAATCATCCCGCGCAAAGAAGATAAGCGAGGGTTCGGACTACAGACTTACGGAAGTCCTGGTGGAACACTGGACCAGGGTTGAGGCTAAAAAGAGGAGGCATATGTATACACATGCCCTCCTCCCCGCCAGATACGTCTTTCTTCTCCCAGAACGAGTACTCCCTGCGCACTGGCAGCGCAGGCTTTCGTCGTTCCTTCTATTATCCTTATCCCCGGAAATGCCTAAAAGTTGCGGTCTTTGAGGCTAAAGAAACGGCCCCAGTTGGGC